CCTGTATTTATTATGGTAATCGATTTAATCGACAAATATAATAAATAAAATTATCCTTTTATTTATTATGGTAATCGATTTAATCGACAAATATAATAAATAAAATTATCCTTTTAGTTTATCAGATTTTTTATCGATGATTCCTGTTTTCCATAACAAATATAAAATTGCATCATCTGTGAAATCTCCTTTGTCATTGAAACATGCTCCAAGAAATTCGTATTTATCAGATAGCGGTGAGTTTTGTTCGAACCATTCAACTAGTAAATCGTATGTTATTTTATGTGGTCTACTATTCATTTTCTCTCGCATAATTGCTAATATTCTTGCTGTCGAGTAGTATTGAAAGAAATTTTTAATATCATCTGTATGATCAAAATTAATAGTTGCTGGTTGATATTTCATATAAATAATATAATCATCGCGAATAGTGTCAATACCGATATGTTTAGCGATTTTATTTTTATAGTCGACAATATAATGTTCATTTTTACCATACATACTTTTATTATTTTTAACCCTGTTCATGTACATTTCCTCCGAAATAAGTTCTCTGAGGATGGCTAATGCATCGATTATTTGACCTCTGAGCGATTCCTTCATTGCAAAGGCTTTTATTTCGTTTGTTAATAGAGCATAAGTTGCATTGACAACAATTTCTTTTTCTAGATTACAGACACTACCATGTTGTGCAAAAGTTGTTATAACTCCTTCTTGTGATTTATCATCGGTTTGAAGAATTTGAGTAATTATTTGAAGTTTCTTATGGAGATTTGGTTGTGTTTTACAATAATCAACGACTGTTTTTAATGATTTTTTAATTGTTTCCTTATTTGCGAGATAAGTTGTACTCCATGTTTCTTTGTATATTTTTAATTTATCTTCGTCAAAATTAATTTCGTCACAAAATCTTAATAATTCGTCGACATCTATCTCAATATCTACATTTTCGTGCGTAACAGATTTTAATACTGGTTTTGGTTCATTGATATGTTTTGTATTTATTTCAAAAAAATATGTGCTAAAATATTTGTTCCATTCCTTTTCTTTCTTACTATTATCATCGGCTTCAATGGGATTGAATTCATCAAAATCAACATAATCAATATAATCAACACAATCTACATGATTTGAATAATCTACATCCGTCATTAGATTTAAATTATTTGACAAACAATATTATGGGAACTTGTATATAATTTTAATATTTATATGATAATATGTAATCAATTAATTATTTCAATTTTTTAATACAGATAAATATATTTTGTACATATTAATTATTATTGGCTTGGAATATAATATAGTCAAATGTTTGATAAAATATTTTACATAAATCTTGCACATCGCACAGATAGAGATAAAAATGTAAAGGAACAAATAAAAAAAATATATCCCGATTCACAAAAAATGAATAATATATTAGAGAAAATTGATGGTGTATACGGAAATAAACTTGATATTCCTAATTTATCATCTGATCTTATAACAAACGAAGGTAAGAGTGATGCAATGAATAATTCGTCAGCTTTACATATACCGCTAACAAAAGGTGCAATTGGATGTGCATTATCTCACCGCAAGGCGTATCAAAAAATAATTGATGATAATTTAAATTCTGCTTTAATTCTTGAAGATGATATTACAATTGATCCACAATTTATGAAAAAAATAACACAGATATTACAAAATTGTCCGAATGATTATGATGTGTTATTTTTAGGATATCATAAATGGTCAATTTTATATTTACAAAAAAACATAAATAATTTAATTAGTCAATCATCAGCTGTTTTTGGTTTATTTGGTTATATAGTTAGTAATAAAGGAGCTCGCAAATTGATGAATATTTTTCCAATTACAAAACAAATTGATTCAGAAATATCATCATATTTTCGCGAACCCGAGATAAAAACTTTATCTGATTTTATTGAGAATAAGACATATGGGAGATATTTGAATTTGATACCAAAAAACGAGAATAAAAATTTTACAGTAAATGCATATATTGTTAATCCGAACCATAGACTCATATTTAGCGATGAATCAGATACATCGACACGATTTGGCACAGATATTCAAATTAGAGAATCATTTAATGATGTTTATAAACAAAATAAATTTTCAACATCACACAATTCTAACAATACATTAATAAATATTATTTGTATGTTATTAATAGCGTCAATTGTATATTTAATTGTAATATCAATTTAATTTAAAAATTGAGTTTTAATATATCGTTTTTTATTTTTAGTACTGTATCTCTTATTATAGTAATAATATACTTTATATACAATGTTTCATAAAGTATACAAATTGGTAGCGATAAATACGTGATTGCAATTTCTCCACATAAAATTAATTTAGTTATATATTGATTATCATTACTATTCAATAGTTTTCCTATAACCGTGAAACAAAAAAGGAATACCAATGATGAAATCCATAATTGGAAAGTCACTAAAAATACGATGATCAATAAAATTTTAGTTTTTGTGATCATTTTATTAATTTATCTATTGGATATTTTTTTATTGTGATGAGACTAGACTATTGAGGATAACTAGACTACCGCGTAACACACAGTAAACATACATAGGTTTGTTATAAAATTGAATAAGTAATTGTTTTAGAATTCAATTTTATTAAAAAATAATAATAAATATATATTGACACTTAATTAAAATATGAAAGTTGCAATAATCGGCTCAAGACTGTTTAACAATTATGAACATATGTGTAATAAAATTAATGAATTAACCAAAGAACAAAATATTTCCATAATTGATATAACAGAAATAATTAGTGGGGGTGCGATGGGTGCAGATAAATTAGCAGAAAAATTTGCTGATGATAATAATATTTTTAAAAATATTATTAAACCAAATTATAAAGATCCGGAAATGATAAAAAAATATGGTAAAAAAAGATGGGGACAAATTGCTCCACTAGAAAGAAATGGAGAAATTGTTAGATTGTGTGATATTGTTATCGCGTTTCCATTTAGTGGAAGTAATGGAACACTGGATGCTATCAAAAAAGCAAAAAAAATAAATAAACAGGTTTATATTTTTCCTGTTGATGATTTTATTCAAAAATGACTTTAAATTGAACTATTTTTAATTAAAATTATTAATCATAATATTTATCTATATCAGGTATTTTTCCATTATACATTATTTTATATAATTCAATCAGCCAGTCCTGTAGTTGCGCGACACCATCCCAAAGAGGAATTGTTGGGTTTAAACATTTAAATTTACTAATTACATCGACATGTTCTGCGAGATTTGCGAGAGATTTAAAAAATGTCATGTAATAATTTTGTCTATTTATATCGTAATCTTTATTATTTGGATAATTTAACGCCATTAAAAATAATAAATCCCATACATCATTCTCTGATATAAATGATGTTCTTACTTTAAGTTTTTGCGTATAATTATCATATGATAAATTTACCGCATTCGTATGTTTATTTGCATTAGTTTTAAGATCCCATACCCAATCATAAAATTTATTAATTGATGTCAATGACCGTGTTACACGCCCATAATCGTATGCTTCTTTACAATGTTGTCTACATACGGAACATGGTAGTATGTGGGGCATACATGATATTATATTTTTATAATCAGGCAATTCACTAACATTATTTATTTTATTATCGATACCATGTTTTGCTAATTCATGCAATAAATTCCACATCAATGGACCCCATAATATTGGATTAACACTCACCGAATTTATAAAATTTGTATTTTTATTTTCTACTGTACCACTATTATTACTATTATTACTATTACTAATATTATTACTATTATTGGTATTACTTGTATTAGTATTACTTGTATTAGTATTATGTGAATGAATACCGTGAGCAATATTATTCAATTTACGATATTTATGATTTGTCAATGGATTCATTATGTTATTGCGCTTTCCTAATATAATATATATATAGATAAAATTCGAATATGTGCGGAGGATTGGTTATTCGATTATTAAATTAGTGATAAATAATCAAACTAATCTAATGTTTTTTATATAATATAGATTTATAATATAATTGTAAATGGAATCAACTACTTCTGATACAGCAAATATTGTTTTAACATTTATATGTATCTGTTTGGTGATAATTTTTATTATAATAATAGGAGGATTCATCGTCCAAGTGTCCTGGAATGTTGTTATGCCCGAAGTTTTTGGTTTGCCCGATATAAATTTAACAAAGGGTATTGCATTATTCATTCTTGCTAATTTATTATTAGGTGGATTTAATATGAAATATAGATAAGTTAAATAGAAATAAATAGAAATAAAATAAATTTCTTTTTTAAATAATATAGTATAATTTATAATTATGCCTTGCGGTGATCGTGGTTGTAATAGAAAAGTACAAAGAGATGTACGTGGCTACCCAGACATGGGTAATTTATATGAAGGTATGAATGGCGGAAATATGGGTTCTAGTCAAAATTTGACCGGTTGGGATGCATTTTGGTTTTTTTGTTCAATGATATTAGTTTTAATTATCTTCCTAGTTATTTTCGGTTTTATTGTTCAAATTTCATGGAATATGGTTGTTCCAGACGTATTTGGTTTTAGAGAATTAGACTTAGGTCAAGGTATTGCTTTATTTATATTAGCAGCTCTTTTGATCAGAATTAGATAAACTCAAAATATAAAATTTGTTTCTAATTTTACAAAAATCTGTTTCAGATTTTATAAAAATTGAATAATAAACTTTCTATTGTTTTCAATACATTTCACTTCTTTTTATTATAATTTGATAGAAAAATCACCTTTAATAGAGAAATCACTTTTGGTAAATCAATACAACATGAATCACTATACGTCAGAAGCAGTCGATCTTGTTAATTCATTCAAAAAAAAACCTATTTATACACTCGAAAATGTATCACATGACGGTTTTGATGATTCAGGTCCCTTGATTTACAAGTATACTTTGTTTGTTATTCACATGAATAACAAACAAAATCAAAATCAAAATCAAAATCAAAATCAAAATCAAAATCAAAATCAAAAAGATCAAAACAATAAAATTGTAGAATATACGGTCAGTACGTTCACTCGCGTCAACAATACTTTGGAAGGTATCGATACTTTCTACAAACTTATTCACACAGAAAAAACAAACTCTTCGTTGATCAAATTAATCGAACCAATTGAACCAATTGAACCAATCCACCCAATCGATCAAAATAGTTTTAGTGGAATTATAATTGATCCAATTAATTTTTAACCTGAAGTAACTTTTTCGTAGAAACTTTTATATTTGTGTTTTTTATCTGCCTTTTTAGTTTTGTGTTTGGCTTCTTTTGATTTATCAACAACTTTATCAATCTTATTAATCTTATTAATCTCATTAATCTCATTAATCTTATTAATCTCATTAATCTTATTAATCTCATTAATCTCATTAATTTCATTAATCTTATCAGTTTTGTTTGTGGTTTGATTATTAGATTGTCCTTTGAATTCTTCTTTGGATGCTTTTACATGTTCTAATGATGATTCGAATGCATTTAATCTTTCTGTTATTAGTAGTAAACTTTTATTTATTTGTTCTAATTGATCGTCTTTAGAATTATTTATTTGTTTATTTTGTTTTTTATTTTGTTTATGATCAATTAAACTGGTTCCTTGGTTTTGTACAGAAACGTTATTAATCTGATTGAATTTATTAATCAAATTATTAGTCGCGTTATTTGATTCGTTGGGAATCAACATGGAAGGAATATAGTTTTGAGAATCTAAATTCATTCTTTTTTTGATACAGATGTGATTTGTATTCTTCATGAATATTTATTATTTATAGATATATAAAAAAAAATACTATGGTATAAAAAATGATTTTAAAAATTATTCATTTTAAATACAAAGATCATCCCACATGCTTGATTTTATATGTTTAACATTTGATAATTTTCTTATATTATCCTTTTCGCCTACAATAACATCATTTATTATTTTTTCTAAATTAAAATGATCACATGGAAGCGATTTTTTATCTATAAAATCCATTATTTTTTTATTATTTTGATTTTTTTCAGTTTCATCATTATTTAAATCATTATTTAAATCATTATTTAAATCATTATTTAATATCCAAACATTAGATAAATTAGATTTTCCTTCTCTACCACTTCGACCCATAAGTTGAAAAAGAAATAATATACTTCGGATCTTAATTATCTCTCTTGTTATAACAATATTTTCGAACGCAAAATCCGCACCGTAACATATACTATCATCGCTTATAACAAACAATAACAGATTATTAGATAACATATTTATAATTGTTTTTTTATACCATCTTCCTAATTTATTAAATAATACTTCAGAGTAAATACCAATTCCACAGTATAATAATTTAATTAAATATTTTAATTCGTCGTTTAATGTCGGCATTGTCATTTTTTTGAATAATTCAACAGGATCATTACGATAAGTGTCATAGTTGCAATTAAAATGTTTACTAATTTCGCTTCTATCTTTATGAAATTTTAATATATGTTTTTCTGAATTTATAACATATTCTGGTTGAAACAATAATTCATTTGTATTGAATATGGTTTTTATAAAAGCTAATGGATCGATTGTAGTGACTAGTGTCAATCCAGTAAATATATATGCTTTTTTTGTGAATATATCTTTTATATTATCAATAACATACTTATCATTTTTACTTAAAATTAATTTATTCGATATTTTTTCTATATTTGTTTCATTAACCTGTTCAAATTGTTCAAACGTGTCAATAATTTGGTTAACTACTTCATTTTGTGACAAATTAATAAATTCATTTTTATCATATAATGATTTTTTAATTAAATGATATGTCGAATTTGTATACATTTTGGCTATAAATGGATTATTTTTTATAGAATCTAATTTATGGTTGATATTATCGGCATTCAAGCCATCATGTGGACATATTATATTACCCATTGTATCCCTTATTATCATTCCCGTTTTAGTTTTTGCATTTGAAATTTTATAAATATTTCCTGTCACGAATTTAATTTTGTATAATTCTATTATTTTATCTATATTGATCAATGTTGCCGATGATAATATTATCTGCATATATAAGCCATCAAATAGAGTTCTAAACACTTTATACGTGATGGGTGATTTATCAAGATCGATATCAACCAATGGTTCGTCGATAAATACTGTATAGTTTGTGATAATCTTTTCTGTTGAATCAACTCGAGATTCAACTTCATTATTTACTAGTAAATCATATCCGGTTCCCAAATCGGTTATAATCAAGACTGGGTCTTCTTTCATGCTATTACAAATTCTTGATTCAACAATATTACTCATATTTCCCATACAAAAAGGAATACCTGCATTATATGCTAAATTCGCTACTTGTATTCTAACTATTTCTATATTACAAATAAAAAGCAACTTATTGCTCAGATTATATTTTTTATTATTCATCATTAAATAATGTGAAAGTAATATGACAGAAGTTGTTTTACCCGATCCTGTTATTGATGTTAGTAATATTAGTTTTTCTGTATTATCAGAAACCGCATTCAATAAATCAATTTGTGATTTATATAATTGATAATTATTATTACAAAATATTTTATTAATAAATCGTGATATATCTATTAGTTTAGAAAAATTTTTACATATTGATTCTACATCAATATTATTATCAACAACGTATCCAATGTCCTCGACTAAATTTTCTAATGAGGATAATTCTATATTTTTTTTCAGAAGCTGTAATATTCTATGTAATTCAATTTCTAATTCCACAATAACTTCTCGATTCTGTGACTTATTCCATATTTTAAGTAGAATTAAATTAATTATTTTTAATTCAAAAAATGTATTAGGTTTAAATATATAACTCGTCTGTGTTTTTATATTTACATTATTTGATATATTCGATATATTTTGAACTATTTCTATCATATCCGTTTCTACTTTTTTACGTAAATTACTGATTATTATTTTTTTTTTTGTGTTTGTGTCCTTTTTAAAATCAGTACGGCACTTAATTTGTTTGTATTCCACATGTTTATTTTTATTGGTTCTTAAAGGAAAATTATATTCCTTTATTTGATTACGTATTTCATCATAAATATTATAATCATCATAACAAATTCGTTTTAATGATTCACACAAATTGTTCGAATCAAAATCATTTGTGTTATTACAATAATTTTTAATATAGTTCGACATCATTGTCAACACATTCTTTGTCGTTTGACTAACGGGTTCTTCAACAATTTCCCATTGTGCATCATCTAATGCCTTTTGGTTAATTTTAGAACTCATTAATATAAGTCTCGCCTTAGCTGAATAAAATTGATGTAATTGTTTATAAATTAAAAGATCTATATTAATAATTGTTTTTCAATTTTTATATTTCATGAGAATTTGGTTGGATTTTTATTGGAATAATACTCAAAATATTTAATATCCGAATTACTTAAAACAATATAATTTTGACTTGAATCGTCATTAATTACGGCATTATTGAATGTTATTCCGTTAACCATTATTGCACATGCATAAATATGTTTTTTAACATTTCCATCCATAAATATATCAATAGGTCTTCCAAATATATCATCAGAACCTATAACTAATTCTTTTGCAATTAATCGAGAAATTTCTCTATATTCTAATCTGTTCGTTTCACCAGGTCTTGATAAATAAATTTTTGCTTCAACAGTTTTATCCATGAAACTAACTATACATGTATCTCCCTCCTTTATTCGATCTAAACATCTTGTTTCTGGTTTATAACCATCAAATGTTGTGTCAATTTTTGACATTTTATCAAATGATTCAATTTGTCTATTAATTCTTTTTTGTCTCGTAATTTTTTTTTCATTGTCGTATTTATCTTGATATTTTTCTATATATTTTTGTCTTAGATCTTCCCTATTAATTGATAATTCCTTTGTGTCATTTTTTGTGTCTATATTTCTGTATATAATTTTCTTGTATAAATCAGTTACAAATGTGAGTATACTTATAAAAAATATCTTTATAAAAAAATATATCCGATTCATATTACTATTATTACTATTATTACTATTATTATTTCATATGTTTATTATTTTATGTATTTTTAGTGACGGATTCTAATTCATTAAATGCCTCTTTTATTTTGATTGTCATATCATTAGCTACAGTTTTGTCTCCATTATATACATCAGGGTGCCATTTTCTAAGTTGTTTATAATATCCCTCTCGTAAATCACTGCACGTAATATATTTCTTTTTTGATGGATTTAATCCCAACAATATATATTTTTCATCGAGAGAGTCACTAACATTGTATGTAAATTTATAAAAACTATTAGAACTGTTAGAATTATTAGGATTGTTAAAATTTGCAGATTTATCATATTGTTGATTTTCATGAATTTCAACTTCCTTTCTACCATTTTGCATCATTTTTGTAAGTTTATGACTATACATCGACCAAAATCCTGCAGGCACTGCTGCAACAACTCCTCCAATCAAACTTCTACTTAACAAAAATGTTATACCCGTTGCACCTAAACCGATACTTCCAATACCACCAAATGCTCCAAAAATAGGAGTAATAATTATACCAATAATACCACCGACCAACATTGTTTTGAATGGTGAATAAACTTTATCACCAACAATTTTACCACTTGTTCCATCAATAATTTTAATTAATTTAGTATTATCATCATCAGGGGAAAAATTATATATATATGCTGGCATGTGAAATTTTTTTTGTCTAATAACACATTTATCAAGATCCAAATCAATCTTATTAATTTCAATGCGGTCTGCACCATATGATTTCATCAATAGTGGTTCAGCCCGTTCTTTTTCTAAATCATATAATATTTTTACAATTTTTCCCAATCCATAACTACTATTCATATTATGTGGATCTATACTTATGGTTTGACCGTCTTTTTGATTTTTAATTTCGCCTTCCATAAATACTAAATTATTTTCATTAATATCTTTCCTTAGAATGGACTCGACATATTCACGCGGATAGGAAAAATCTCCATAAATTTGCGTTCTATGATTTCCGAATGGATAATTAACTGAATCTTCAAATCTTGTTGTAAATTCTCTCCACTTTGTGACTATTCTTGTTCCCGTTTGTGGGAGAGACATTTTAAGAGCGGGATTGTATACCCAATATGTATAAGTTTCCCTACTATCTTCACCCCACCGTCCACTAAAATATGGGTTTAATCCCTTAATATCTATACTGTAAAATGGTAAAAATTTTTTTTGAATATGTTGTTTTCTTCTATCGATGTGTTCTCCAGAACTGTCTAAAGGATGCTTTTCCAGCAATGATAAATTTTCTGTTACGATTTTTTCTACATCCTTTTTATCGATATTAAAAGGTAGACATTTTTTTTCTGTATCTGGTATTACAGTTGCCATTGTTCTAATTCCAATTGTATTAAGTTGACTATAAGGGATAAATATATTTTTCAGATTACCCTTAATTATTCTAATTGTAAACATATTGTTACAGAATATTTAGTCAAATCTGATAGATTTCATATATTTTGTATATAAATATATAAATGATATAACAGTTTTAATCATTCAATTTTTTTAAATTTTTTTAAATTTTTTTAAATATTTTTAAATATTTTTAAATATTTTTAAATATTTTTAAATATAGAGAAAATTGTTGATAACAACTTGTGCCATTTTTTTATAATGAACTCCGTCGTCGTAAGAATCACGATATAATTCATCTGGAAAATCATCTAATTTCATAAATGGTCCAAATTTTTTTGAAATAATTCCTTCCACTTGTGACATCCAAACAAAAAATTTCAATTCGTCGATATTTTGGTAGTTCTTGGTAGGATTTTCCCGAATTTTTCTGACAAGATACAGGTCTGGTTTTGATCTACATGATTTTGTTGATTTAACTTTGGATGGCTTAGTTGATTTCGGCATTGCAGTGTGTGTATTAAATATAGTAGATGATTTTGTTAAATGTATTATTATGATTTATATTAAATAATGAGTATATTCAACAAATGATTTATCAATTTTTTTTCAAACTAATAAAAAAGTTGATTTAATAATAATTTATACTTTACATTGACTGTGATTATATATTATTAATCATAGCGCAGCTAGTGTAATATATTATTGCTAGTTTGAATAGTTTGAATACTTTGGATTTAAATAAGCCAAACAATCGCAAACTACAAGCGCATCATTTATCAATTGATATAAGTAAACTACCAGATCGCATTTTACAAAATTCAATTAACTCACCTACTTCCCCAAATTTCACTAAGTCTCCAATTTGGATAAATATGGCTACCACATCGGACAAATCAAGAATGTCAACATCATCTGATACAACAAGATCAATGAAATCAGCCGCCGGAGTAGGTGGATCTACTATATCGATTATATCAACTGGATCGGTTAGATCGACTGATCCAGATACATTTAGTATCGAACGATGGCTAGAAGAAGTAGTAAAATGTAAACAATGTGATCAAATGTTTCGCCGTGATAAGTGCCTCATTGTAAATATAAAGGATAATAAATATAAATCGTGTTGTATTAATAAGAAAATGACATTCACTTCTAAAGATGGAGGATCCTCAAAGAGAGCAGAAATAATTCAAAATGCGAAATGTATTGGTTCACATGATGTAAATGTACAGAAACAATTGACTGTAACACATGCAGCAAATGGTATTTGTCATAAATGTTATAATAAACATTCTTGCACAATTCTCTAATTTTTTTATTTTTTATATAACAATACAACAAATAACTAGTTAAACAAATGTTTATATAAATATAAATACAAATACAAATACAAATACAAATACACAATGAATAAAATAGATCTCACTGATCCAGACAAAAACGACACTCCTCAATCTATTGTATGGCATAATTTACGAGTATGTGACGAACATCACGATTTGAGTCATTTTATTATGGCAGCACAAGGATGGTTCAATATAAACAAAACATCTAATTTCCAAGATTTTGAGAAGGCATTACGGGAAAAAAATCTTAATACACACTTATATGCAAAAAAACCGTCAATTACAAAGGGAAGTAGTTTAAGAACACCGAATAATTTTAATGGTGAAATAGATCCGAAGTTGATATATGAATGTATTTATAGTTGTAGACCACGTGAATATGCATTAAAGGAACTTCTTGGATTTTGGGATACATATGAAGATAATTTTAATGCATTGAAATTAGCCGGACAAATATGTGTGGATCATGATCAAGATAACAATCAAGATAACAATCAAGATAACAATCAAGATCAATATGAGGAAAATAATGTTCCTATCATGAAACTCGATGATAATATGTTAAAACTTAGTGAACAACTTAAAAATAATACCAAAAAATTAAGATATACATTTATAAGTCCCGAAACTGTTTTAGAAAATGTTATGCAATTCATTGAAAAAGATATTGGACAAAAACCCTCTCCCGTACTTTTGGGATTAGGAGAAGGAGGTGTTCCAATTTTTGGACTTGCAGTTGATAACGCTATTGTATGTGATACAGGATTTAAAATAGAACTTGATCCAGAAACAGGAGAAAAACAGATAAATTTATTTGATTTAAAAACATTGAATTTTAAAAATACTAAATGAACTACAAAATAAATTACTAAACAAATTATTAAACAAATAAACCAATAAAATAATTAAAAATGGAAAGTAATATATCTATGGATGATGCTAAAAAAATATTATCGAAACAATCATTAATTTATACAATTAATGATATAAATGAGTTTGATATTGTTTTGAAAGATCCTGAGTTTTTGCAATTCTTTTTGTATCCTTATAGAAATATTGTAGAGGAAAAAATAAAAGTAATTAAAACTAATATTAATAATACTAATAATACATATGGAGGATACTTATTTAATTGTCATGGAGGTTATAATTTGTTAATTGTAATAAAATCAGAATCCGATGATTCACAAAATAAAATGATACATATTATAGATATGTATGATAGTGATGTTGATGGAGAACTAGAATATATGACTAACATTATCACTTCTTCTGTAGGAATAATTTTTACGGAATGTTGGAAGAAATTTAAATCATTCTTTCAATTTATTTAATTTATTTTAATTTATTTTATTAACATATTCGACAATTTCATCATGAAATGGTTTTGCCATACGTTTTCCTTCTTCCGTACGAATAAATCCTTCGGGAAGAAGTTTCAATAATTTTTCATGACAATGAGCAATAACATCTTCTGGAACTTTTCCACCACGTTGTTTTGTAAAAGTAATACAACGATTTATACCAACTTGTCCTAATGCTTCTATTTTATCCGCGTCAGATATAACATCACGGTATGTATTATACGGACTTTTTAATTCGACTAATTGGCCTTTCATTTCTTTACTGTACGATATATTATCGATGATATCAAGGATTATTTTTACTTTTTCTTTTGAAACCTGGGACAAAATAAATGCTTCCAGTTCATTTCTCGTGATAGAATTTGGATATTT